TTTGACCTTGTTGAAGTTTGAACCTTCGTTTGACGAGCGAGCCAAAGGTATTTAAGTCCAAATTAGTTAGGAGGTCATAATGAAATTCATTAAGATTTTTGATGTCGCAAAAGAGACTTTGGCACGTCTTAATAACACTCGTAAACGGCCACTCGTTTACAGGCGACTTAAGGACGCTATCCAACGCCGATTCGGAATCACATTCGATGACGAGACGGATAACCGTTCCGTAGCCAATTTAAACCAGTTATACGATGCTCTTGAGAGATATGAACCTAAGAGGTTAAATTTCGATAAAGAAGCCTGGGCAATAGCATGGAAGAAGACTTTCAAAGCCTTTAAACTGAAAACTAAGATCAAACCTTACAGCAAGGAGCACTGGATTATTAGTGCGGATCCTGAACATCAAAAGAAATCAAGTGGACTACCTTTTGATGATCATAAGGGGTTAACCTTCTGGCAAGATATTGATATTGCGCGGAAAGTTCTTAGAGGCGAGAAAGTACCATTGCCTTGTCTGGCACAGTATCGTGTCCAATTCGGAGAGAACGGACCTAAGACTCGCCTTGTGTGGGCTTACCCTGCCTCAATGACTTATATCGAGTATGAATATGCCGGTGCTCTGATTGACGCTTTCCTAAGTACAAGTAGCCCTATGGTTATTGGATTGTCAGACATCGAAATCGGTTCAGTCACTATGGATGTCGCGAACAGTGGCAAGTATGTATACAGCTTGGATTATTCTAAGTTTGACGCTAGCCCTCAACCTGTACTCATCCGTAAAGCGTTCGACGTTCTTATGCAGAATTTCGAGTACTACGACGAGAACACCCTTAAGGTAATTACTGATTACTTCATCAATACACCAATCGTCATGCCTGACAGCGGTTTATACCAAGTTGAGTGTGGTGTACCTTCTGGGTCATATTTTACTCAGTTGATAGATAGTGTTATCAACTATTTCTTAGCGATGTATGCTAGTGCGCGATTAAGATTAGGAATCAAGCGATGTGATGACCTTGGTGACGATGCACTCTTTGCTTCTAATAGGTTAGTAGCTTTAACTAGGATACAAGAGATTGTAGCTGAAGTTGGGTTTACCCTAAATGTCGTGAAAAGCAAAATCGTAAAATCCTATGAACGCATACCATTTCTAGGAAGGTTGTGGGAGAATGGCACGCCCCACCGAGATATAAGGGAAATTCTTCAAAGAATCATTTATCCTGAGAGATTCAATCCGAACGAAGATAGTGACGATAGGATCATGGCATTTCTTACAACTGCTGAGGAAGGTTGGGATATTGCTGTTGGGTTATTACATGAGAAGTTTAACTTCGATAAGGTAAATGTGGCTCGACTAAGGAATGGTATATTGAAGTCGAATACTGGTCGATATGCACATGCGGGCGTAAGCTTGGATGTCTCAAATATAGCTTACTCAGCTATACGCATGTCAAACAC